ATACACTCTTCAACCGTGCGTGGTCTGTAAGATTCCACCCACAAAAATGGTTTATTTCCAGAATGATTCATACTTACGAGCCATACTTAAAGTCGGGTTCCAGAGCAATATAATAAGTCAGATTACGATCTTTGCTCTTAAAACGAGAAAGACCAGATTTAGAAACTACAACTTCATAAGAACCAGGAATCACCTTGATATTCTCAACCTTGAAGTTGAATTCAAATACCTCATCAGTCTCTCCAACTACAATTTCATGAGTATTGGAAGTCTCATTCTTCTTGTCGCGGACAACAAGTTTAACCACACCGTTCTCTCCAACAGCAGATAGATCAGGCACCTGATACACTGCTGCTGCTTTCAGCAGGCGATCAAGGTCTTGTGTGGTAAGAATGAAGCAAACGTCCTCAGAGGGCAGCGTGAGCGTCTTTTCAGGAGGAGAAATGATGACGTTGGGATCTGCAAAGAAGTACTTAGATCGTGATTTATCTTCACGAACAACAACATAGTTGTCATTATCAAAATCAAGATCAGGACTGCGATGCAGTGACATCCCGTTCAAGAACTGATTTAGATCATAGATACCAAAGTCCTTAGGGAACTCTTCATCAATCGTTGCCTCTGCAAGGATATTTTTCATCACACTGATAGTGCGAAGAGAGTTACCCTCTTTGAATAGCAGCGACTGATTGATGTTGCTGAAATTTTTGAGCAGAGTCAGAGTGGAATCAGAAAGTTTCATATGGTTGGGGGTTTTCATTACAAAGGCCAGCAAAGTGATAGAGAAGAATGCAATAATGGATTGCTTTCAGAATGTCCTGTTTGGACTTACCGTTCTTCTTACCGAAACGTGAGAGGTATTTGATAGCATTAGATCGACAGAAAGGTTCTGCATCACCAATACCCTCAATCAAATCAAGAGTTTGAGTCTTAGATCCCTCAAAAGCATAATGGGAATGATAAGTTCCACCAAGATACTCACGAATCTCTTTGAGGATTACATCCTCATTATACTTCCAAAAACCGTTAGTGTTACTAGGAGCATCTGGAAGATCGGGAATATTCAGATCAAAGGAGATGCAATCTTCATCCTCGCCAAGATAGTTCATATAAACTTCCGCAGCAGCGAGTGGACCATTTTCATCATAGTTGTATTCAAAAATGTTTGTTGCAGTGTCAGTCATGGCATAATAAAAAGAAGAAGAGTTTATCATCAGGATTCTACATCAAACTGTACGTCAGTGTCAACCTTATCATAAAGATCCATGAAAGCTTGTTTGGTCTCATCGTCGAAACGATTCAGGCAGACTTGAATTGCCTTTGCTTTGTCGCCAAAGATCTTGTATGCCTGAATAATGTGAACCAGACGACGAGTAGAGATCACCTCATCAATACCACCATCATAGAAAGTCTTACGGATAATGTCTGCCCAATCAGCAAGACGCTGACAGAACTGTTGATCATCACACAGTTTATTCAGGATCTTAGTTTCAGTAGCAGCAGTAGGATACTCCTGCTCAAAGGTCACACAGAAACGTTCAAGGAATGCCTCATTCAGAACATTAGTTCCAATAAAACGACCATCATCAGATCCCTTACCCTTAGTATTGGCAGTGGCAATCACATTGAAACCAGCAGTTGGTTGAATGTACTTACCAATCTTTTTCAGAAAGACTCCCTTTCCTTCTAGGATCGATTGAAGGCAAAGAATCTTGTTGGAAGCCAAGTCAATCTCGTCAAGCAGTAGAATCGCACCGCGTTCCAGGGCTTCGATGACTGGGCCATTGTGCCAAACGGTTTCACCACCGACAAGACGGAATCCACCAATGAGATCATCTTCATCAGTCTCAATCGTAATGTTTACACGAATCAGTTCTCGATTCAGTTGAGCACACGCTTGTTCGACACCGAACGTTTTACCATTACCCGAAAGACCCGTAATGAACGTAGGATAAAAAAGGCGGGACTCAATAATTTTTTTAAGATCACCAAAGTTACCAAACTTGACGAAGGAATCATCTTTCTCAGGAATAAGATTTTGTTCGATTGCAGGCTGAGCAGCAGGTGCCTGATAAGTTTTTTCTAGTTTTTCTTGCACAGTCAGATTCCACTTACCACGACCAATTTTGTATTGTTCCAGACGCTTAGTGACAGTTTGATAGCTAGTGCCGTTCATTGCACACCAAGCACGAACGTCACCAGTGGTTACAGATTCTCCGTAGAGATTTTGAAGTGAGGTGACGACGTATTGAGTGGAGAGAGACATGAGTTTGTTTTGTTCACTCCGTTATTATAACGGAGGAATCGGTCCTAGTGACGGGTGGGTAGACAGGTTTCCGAAGTGTCACAGTCGGTTCATCGTCAAATGGTCTGGTGTACTCATGGTGAACAGTCTTGCCAGCATGAAGTCTACTCGTCATGCAATCAAATCCTGGCATTGGATTACAATCACCACAAGTAAAGATATCACACACAGCCATCTTTTTTTCTGGCCATGTGTGAATGCTAATGTGAGATTCCGCAAGAAGTGTTACTGCCGTAACTCCCTGAGGTTCAAACTGATGAGATACTGTATTTAAAAACGTAGCACCACACTGTCGTGATGTTTCGTATAACATATTCTCAATATAAATTCTATCATTTAAAAAATTTGGATCACAGTCGTAAAGTGTGAAAAGAACATGTTTCATTAGTTACACCCAATCTGGTTTTCTGGATTTGTCACGAAGATAATTAGATGCAACCCAAGGTTTGCTGCTAATGTAATTTTTGTAAGCAGTAAAAGTGTCAATGCTTGCGTCATATTTAAACTCATCAGGCATTGCCCTCACAAATGGCGTTGTATCTTTACCACTACGACCTTGTGGATCAGCAGTTGGTAGTATCTCTTTTGCTGCTAAGAGAGTATTGTGACAAGTATGTCTCTTACCATATCTATGCGTATATTCGTCGCATAATGCAAGACCATGAGCAAGTAACCATTGCCAGTTATTGACAAATGAGTTTGCCCATATTGTGCATGGGTGATTACGAAAAGCACCTTTTTCAGTTATGTATGCAGCACCATCTGCTTTGGGAAGAGTACCAAATCCATGACCCCATTTGTCAGAGCATACGATAGCAAGCATCTGACAAGTTTCCAGGGGCATTTTAACAATGTGTTTATCTGGTAATACAACTGCCGATTTATACGGACTTGGATCGGTGACAAATATATTCACGCGATCAGCTCCACGAACTCCGATAGAATTTTACGATTGAACTTGGATTTTGTCAAGGATTTTTTAAAAGCAGCACGGATCGTTGATTTCTTTGCACCCTCTTCAACCTCAAAAGATGCATCTTGATTCAGATTGTTAGAACTGATGCAGAAGAACTTAGCAAATGCTGGGATGTCAATTGCAGCTGCTTTATTGTTTTTGAAATCCGTAGAATATTTTTCATATTGCTGCCAGTCAAGTCTATGGAAAGTGTAATGTTTTACAAAACGATTGAACTCATTAGGTGAAGTAAGACGAATGCCAATGAAGTTTACCTGAGAAAAGTTGTCTTGAAGGTTTTTCAAAATAGAAGTTGTGTGACTTACCCAACTTTCAAGTTTGTAAGTGGTGCGAAGTTTACGATCACGCAGAAACTCACTACCATCTTCACGCAAGCGAGCAGGGCAAATTTCAATATCTTTGTTATAGGTGTAACGCTCAGTAGATTTAAGAAGAGGTTGTGCATCACCATCGGTCAAAATGATTGTTTGGATTTTCTGAGCACCAGTTTCGTTTTTAAACTGTGGAATGATATCATGAAGAGATAGCAATGCTTCATTCAAAGGAGTTCCAGACAAACCATACTGATGAAGAATGTGACAGTATGCTCCAACATCGTTTGAAACGGAAGAAACCAAACGCCAGAAATTAATGCATTGACGTTCAAAATCTTTATTGCTGCCTTCACTTGTCAGAAATTCAAGCATACGAAATTCTTTATCAATCCAAAAACTATTGTTTACGGGTTTACTGGGATGAATACCATTTTCGTTATTCAAGCAGCAATAAGATGAAGTAAATCCATAAACACGGAAAGGAATATTTACTTTACGGCAGAACCAAACCAGATTCAAGAGTTGTTTTACGGTTGATCCCATAATATTACCCATCGATCCAGACCAATCCAAAACAAAAATCAATCCATGATTCTTTCCATCAGGGACAACTGAGACTTTCTTGAATAGATCCTCATTATATTTGTAAGTGTGAAGTTTAGTGCAATCCAAAATACCAGTGCGGCTAGTTGTAGCACGTGCATAAGAATCCGCAGATTTCTTACATTCAAACTCTTTCACAATGTAGTTGACCTCTTTCTGAGCAGAGTTCTTATATTCTTTGAAAAGAGAATCACACCGACCCAAAAATTCATCTTTCAACTCTTGCTCAACATAAACAGTCGCCCAATATTTTTCTAGATCACTATTGATTTGTTCATTAGAGATAATGGTGTCTTCAAGATCAAATACAGGACGTTCGTAGTAATAGTAATCACGACTTTGGTGATTAATAAGATCTTGAAGTTTATCTTCCAGACTATCGGCAGTGTTTACATTAGGTTCATCAAATTGATCAGAACCCATGNTGCCATCAGTATCGTCATTATTGCTATCACCTTCATCAAAATCATCATCAGAATCAGTCCCATTGGAATCAAAATCACTGCCACTGGAACTAGAAGAAGAATTAGCACTGTTGCTCTCAGAGGACTGTTGTTCTTCCAGATCCTCTTGATTTTTTTGTTCAGATTTCGGAGAGTTGTTTTGTTTCTTGCAGTAGGCATAGAGAAGTTCAGCAGCAATCAAAGCATCTTCAAAAGTTTCAGCATCAGCAATCGCATTGATGATATCCATTTCTTCACCACGTTGAATTGGAATATCACTATACTTTCCAATCTTAAACCAAAGATTGGCACGGTCAGCAAGATTCATTTTATTCAGATCTTCATCTGCAATGGAAAAGAAATCCATTTCATGAAGTTCTTTGTAACCCTTGAAAAAAGTTTTGGCAAGTCCAGGAAAACGGCGTTTGATAAGTTTCTCAATGCGAGCATCCTCAGTCACATTGACAAACTGTTGAGGAACCTTAACATTCTCTGTCCAGTCTTCATTTGGAGTATAAAGGGCATGACCAACTTCATGTGCCACCAACATATCAAAGATGGCATCTGTTGCCTTTTCCCAAATCGGAAGCGTTAGAACTCTGGTATCGACATTGAACTGTGCCGTTTGAACTTTACGGTGTTCAACAATAAGATTTTCTTGTGCCAGCAGTTTAGCGACCGTGCCTTTGACTTCCAGGTTGATCATACTGTTTTCTCAGGTATGTACCCATAATACGACGAAGGATCGCCTTTTGGGCGATCCATGTGACGCTTCTTCAACTGTCTAAGGGACTCCCTTCGGGCTCGGAGTCTCCCTTTACAGGTTCCTTTACCTTTCTTTTCCTTACCAGAGTTGTGTTTCCAGTTTGAGGTTGTCATTGGACTTTATGCGAAAAACCTTTCACTTTCTCAAATTTTATCACATCATCAAATTTGTCGAATAGACTATCTTTGTGCGAAATAATGAAGATATTGGCATCGCTAATAACATATTTGATGATTTTCAAGAACTCATCTGTTCCAAGTCCATCAAGAGAACTATCAAACACTTCATCCATGATCAAAAGATTTGTGCTAACGGAGTTCTTGAATCTTGCAACTTCACGCCAAGTGAACAGCAGTGCAAGATCAATCCTCATCTTTTCACCTTCACTAAAAGAAGCATAAGAAAAGTTATCATGAATTGGAGATTGAATACTCTCGTTGAACTCTTCATCAAGATTAAAGTTGATGTAGAAATCCATCAGTTGTAAATAACGATTCACTTGTTGATTAATAAAGGGGAGATACTGTTTGATAATTTTAGTCTTGACTCCCCCATCCTTCAATAAGGAATATGCAAAATCGTGATTCTTAACTGATTCAGTTTTAGATGCTAACTCTTCATAAACCCCCTGTAAAGTTTCATTGAAGTCTTTTAACTTCTCATGCTCAGTATTTCTGTTTGCAAGTTGATTGGCAATTCTTTGAATTTCCGATTCCAGATCTCGGCATTGCTGTTGCAGTCCAGAAATCCGAACAGTGTTTTGAGAAACTTCATTAGTTAGGGAAACAACCTCCTGTGAGAGTTCAGTAAAGTGGGACTCTCTTGACTCCTCTTCTTGTATTTTGGATTCTAAATCGCACAAACCCTCATGCAACTTTTCTATTGAAGCATTGAGTGTCCCAATTCTATTTAATCTGAAAGATTCTTCAATATCTTGTGTGCAGGTAGGGCATACCGTATTCTCACAAAAGAATACAGTTTCTTCATTAATGGATTCTTTTTTTGTCTGAATCTGTGCTTTGAGTTGAGCATATTTAAATAGAGTCTTTCCAGCACCTTGAAACTCTTGCATTGAAGAATTGATTTCCTCAATCTTTTTGGAAAGATTGTCATTGGATTTCAAAAGATCAGTTGCTGTTTTTGCATGTTCTTTGATCTTTTCTTTTCTTTCATCAATATCACTTTTTCCTTGATTCTGAATTTTATCGATAAAATCTTTTTGCATTTTGATTTTATCTTTCAGAGAATCTTTTTTAAGTTCAAGAGTT